ATTACCGTGGAGATGTCAAAGCATCCTACAACTGGGTAAAAGCAGTTAACAACGGTGACTTTGAAGCAGCGAGTGAGAAACTACTCGACCACAAGGAATACAAGAGACGTAAAGCAGTCAAAAATGACGGTGTAACGAAACGTTTGGAAGAGGCAAGTAAAGTACTTGCAAAGCAGTAACACACAGCCCCCTTGAGTGGGGGCATTTATTTAAGAGATGCACATGACACTTAAAACAATAAGGACCTATACAGGTGATGGAGCAACAACAATATACTCCATAGACTTTCAACTAGGGTATATCAACAAAGATTACGTATATGTATATCTAGACACAGATACTTACGCAACGCAGCTAGACTACGTTTGGTTAAATGCTGCACAGATTGAAATAACTACGGCAGTCGCAAACGGTGTTTCATTTAACATTAGGCGAGTAGTACCACGAGATAGGATAGTAAACGACTACACAGATGGTGCAATACTAAGAGAACTAAATCTAGACAACTCGTACAAACAAGCATTGATGTGGTTAGAGGAAGTAGAGGATGGTTTTATAACAACTGGAGAAGATTGGTATTTACAAAGCAATCTAAATATGTTACAGAATCATATTACAAACCTACCTGCGCCAGTAGATGTTACGTCACCCGTAAGGTTACAAGAATTACAAGACTTAGTAATAGCTGGCGGAGGTGTATCCGTACACAATGCGCTAACTGGCAGAGATGCTGTAGATAGCCATCCTATAACAGCCGTTACTGGACTAACGGAAGCTATAGCATTAAAGGCAGATGCTTCTACGCTAACTGCTCACGTAGATGGTGTAGATAGTCATCCAATGGGAGCGATTACGGGATTAACAGAAATTATAGAGGAATTACAAATGGCAGCTTCATCTGCGGATATAACAGCACAACCAGACTACCCGTACAAATGGAACTTTCCAGTATCCGCAACACAGAACGATGAGATGTTACGCAAAGCAGCTAACAACTCGATAGGTAGTGGTGGCTCTACATGGTGGGTACGTCCCTCTACTGTAGGACGAGAAGAGGATGGTGTAGACACAGTGTACATAGGAAGCACTTTTGGTTCACCAGAGAACAGGTCTATGGATACTGCAGGTTTAGACGCAGTATTAGCAAACAACAAAAGTAAAGGTGAGGCTATTATAGCCGTAACTAAAGTATCTATAGATAGTGCAGGTGTGGCAAGTTACTCCAAAAAAGGAATTAACGATACTAATATATCGTACAGAGAAGACGAACACCACCAACCTATGACTCTACTAAACCCTATAAACGGCCAGCTTATAACTTCGTGGGGTTCACGTAACTCAGCAAGAAATCAAGACGGTACGGGTGGTGTAAGTAACAAAATACACGTTAGATACGGGCAGTCTCTAGACTCTCTATCTGTGTCAGAGGCACCAGAATCAGTTTCTACAAATGATTATTCTCAAGGGGTATTTGTAGGTAACAGTTCTTTCATATTCGCTAGGGATGATGTAGGTAATTGGGGATTCACACAAGGGGCAGGTGGCCAGAATTACTCTAACTTTACACAGTTGTTAAGTTCGACTGACCAGTATTACTTAGGTATTTCTGATTACGATTCAAAAGCAGCGGGATACAACGTAGCAGAGGCAGGTTTCAGACCTCTAATGCACATCTTTGGACAAGGACATCCTACAATTACACCAGACAGACAATTACGTTACTTAAAAGGAGAGTTCTTCGTAGCAGGTTCTACTTCAGGTATTCGGGATTCTGGTGGTGTATTCTTAGAAAAGCCAACAACTGAAACTACACCAGTAGGCGACGGTAAGTTAGGTAGCAACCTCTTAACAAAGGACCTGTTCGAAACTGCATATACAGCAGCCGCAGGAAACACATACAGATTGTTAGATGTTCAGTATGGTCAATCGCCTAGAGCATTAATCGTAGAGTTCACGTTAGATTGGGTACATGGTGCATCAATACCATTTGGTACTACATTTGATTTAAAACTAATAAGTTTTCATCCAATAACTAAAACTTGGAGTGCACTAACTCTTAAAACAGGGTTGCGGTGTTGCTTAGGATATAAGCCAGAAGCAGCGGCTTATGATGTAAGCGCACAACCATTAAACCCACCAGTATCAGGGGTAGAAGGGTATACATCAGGTTACGTGCATGGGGCATCGTTTTGGCGAGGTAAAAACGGATTGGACGTTAGACCTATAGTATACTTCGCAGATAGAGATGGCGATAACCAAAACAGGCATAGACTAACGCAATTAACATTAGCGGATGACTACTCAGCAGTAGCCGCTGAGACAGTATTATTAGATAACAGTAAAAACATCCTGTATCGTCCTGAAATGACGATAGGCGGTAACAAACGATTCTTATGGTATAACGAAGCCCAAGGTTGGTCAAGCTTTAATAGCTATGTGGCAGAACATCGTTGGTTAGACCTTACACCAGTGACTCCTGAAGGCGTACCAGTATTTAGTGTACAACCAGTAAACACTACTGTAGCAGATGGTGCAAATACAACTATAGGCTTAGAAGCAGTTAGTTACGGTGGAAGTAAATTAACATATGTTTGGTGGTTTAAAAATAGTGGTGGAGTTTTCGCACCAGCGAGTGCAACTACACCGTTCTTCGTACTGACGGGTTCAGCAGCAGCAAATGCACGAGAGTATTATTGTGTAGCTACAAACGACGTGGGTAGTACACAATCTGCTACTATAACTATAACAGTTACATAAGAAGAGATACATGATGGAAACAATCATAGACGTAGTAAACATAGTAACAGCAGTTGTCACTATAGCAAGTTTAATTGTAGCAATGACACCTACACAGAAAGATGATGTAGCACTAGGTAAAATCAAAGTATATTTGATGCCTATTCTAGAAGCACTATCATTAAAAGTAGGTTACGCTAAGAAGTAGTAAACTAGTAGACATTCAATACGAGTGTCTACAATGGTTATTATTAAACGAAGTACTCAACAACCACTCCAAGTGGTTAACATTAAGGAATCACAATGGAGTGGTTGAAAGAAGGAATTATTACAAGCATGTTTATTGTGTTGTCAGCATGGCACTGGTATGACAAATCCCATAGGGATGGACGATTCCAAACCATAGAGAAACGTATAGTGGACATTGAAAACACAGCACACGCACAACAAACGCAGCTACAAGTAATGAACGCAGAATTAAAAGCATTTAGCGACTTAACAGGTGTACGTTTAGAGCACATACAAGGTAACATAGAAAAAATACTAACAAAGTTAGAAAAGGGGCAAAACCATGAGTAAAGCATCAGAAAGTATGTTAGCTGCACTACATAAGGCAGTAGCCACAGTATTAGTAGAACAAGTTCTTCATGAGGAGGAAGAGACCATTTTCGACGGAGAGGGCGAAGCGGTAGCAACGGGGTTGATGGTGAAAACTGCAACCCCTGCACTACTCGCTACAGCAGCACGTTTCCTCAAAGACAATGACATTACATGTGACGTTGAACAAGATGAGAACATGGGAAGCTTACGAGAAGCATTAGGACGTAAGCAGAAGAAATCAAGACTAGCAGATGCTAGTACGGAAGCGAAGGCACACTAATGAGCCAATTCATACCAAGGTACACATCTCCACCTACGTCTAGATTACTTGACAGTAGGGTTATCGTAAAAAGAGGCGAGTGACTTATCAGGTATATTACTGAGTACTAAAGAGTACTACATAGATGGTATCATCGATATGGGAACACAGACCATAGAAGTACCTGCGGGTGGATTAACTTTAAATGGTGGCAGTTTCGACGTATCACAACTAATCTCGACAGAAGATAACTACACTATGTTTACATCACCTGTCGGTGGTTCAGGTAACGTTTTAGGACAAGACTACAGTGTAACGACATCTGGCGTGAACTCTAAAGTATATGATTTAACAGATGCTACAGGATTTAACGCATTTGAATTCCAGAGAGTAAACTATAATGATTGTACCTCTCTTGGCGATATCTACAACTACCGACAAGGCTTAGAAGGTGGCACTGGTAGGTTTGGTGGCTCTCCATCTCTAACGTTACATGGAACTTGGTTAGGTGGTTATCGTATAACCACATCTATAGTACGTGGTATGAGTGATACAACTACAGAGCCTTTGTTTAAGGTAGGCACTGCATTTGTAATGTACTCGCGCTTCTTAACTGATATAAACTGCGATTTGGGAACACTACAGCCGTTCAGTGATGTGTCACCTACGGAACTTCCAAACCCGTCAACATTACAGATTAACGGGGCAATATTTACTAGAGATGATGTAAGTAATCCTAGCGACACTAATATATTCCCTAACATAACAAAAGCGGATTTAGCAAGTGCTCGGGAGAATAACATTGGGCTATTAAATACATTTGTAGGTGCTAGGGCGAGAGTATCGTCAGAAAACCTAACAGTGATATCAGCAGGGTCTACTTGGTATACGTTAAACGGTATATGGACAACTACTAACTTAGAGCACTTTGATAGTCCAGCACAAGGGCAATTACGCCACTTAGGAAACAGCCCTAGAGATTTTAAAGTGACAACTAACTTTACTATAGAGTCACAAGCAAATAATGAAGTGGGTATACGTATACAGAAGTGGGACAACTCCACAGGGAGTTTCGTAGCGTGGGGTAGTAGAGTACGTCAAATAAATAGTTTGGTAGGTGGTCGTGACGTAGGGTTCTATAACTTCTCATTTAATATCACACTAGACCAAGGCGACTATCTGTACTTCCAAGTTGTAAACAATTCAGGCAACAAGAACGTAACTTTAGAACTAAATTCAGATATGTTAATAGAGCGTAGGTAATAACACATGACAGAACTAACACGCAACGAGCTGTTAGATTTAATCTCTGATGAGGACTTAGACACTTTGATGCGCGCACGTGCATCAGAGCTGTCTGCTTTAACCTCACCATTAGATGAGTTAGATGCTGATGACGACGGACTACACGACGATGCAGAGTTTACTCGCATATGTGCAGACCGCGCTAAGTACCTACAACTCACTGATGTAGAGAAAGAAGCAGCTAGTAGATGGGCAGACGTTGAAGCCCTAAGAGAACATTACGAGCTATTTGAAGACTTCTTGTACGACTGTATGACCGAACTAATGGGCTTTAAATGCTCAGACCTACAGATAGACATAGGTAGGTTCCTTCAGTCAGACGTTAGATACGGGATGATTCAAGCACAACGTTCACAAGCAAAATCAACAATCGTAGCTATGTTTGCTGTATGGCAACTAATACATGATTGTAAACACAGGATACTATTAGTATCCGCAGGTAGTGAAGTTGCTGCCGAAATTGCAAACTGGGTAATCCAAATTATAATGAACTGGGATATACTAGAAAGTATACGGCCAGATAGAACCCGCGGTGATAGAGCATCATCAAAAGCGTTTGATATCCACTGGCAACTAAAAGGACCCGAAAAGTCCCCATCCGTAGCTTGTATAGGTATCACTGCAAACATGCAGGGTAGACGTGCAGATTTATTAATACCAGACGATAGACATAAATGTCGTCTATAAACAATGTTAATTCGGTGGAACTCTAACGGCTACGTGCCAACAGACAATACCGAGCTAGGGCGCAAGTCCGAGTGTAACGACTATCCCGAAAGGGAGTACACCTAAGTAGGTGGAAACTCATTGGTTATACAAGTAAGTATAACAAGATATAGTCTCATCTATACGGAAACGTATAGCAACGAAATTGGAGCCTAACATGGCAAATATATATAAAGTTAATTCTCAACACGAAACATCACAAGGTGTACTACAAATTCTAGAAGTCTTACCTACACTCAAAGGTGTGGCAGGACGTTCTAATAGACGTGCAGTAGTACGTTTTATAGATACAGGATTCGTAACTAACGTCCAACTATCAAATATACCCGCTAACAAAGTAAAAGACCAGCGACTACCTAGTGTATACGGTGTAGGGTTCTTAGATGGAATAAAACTACCACCTAGAGGACGGACCACTACACGTAGGTTGTATGACTTATGGGCGAACATGTTAAAACGTTGCTACTGCGTAGCTGCGTTAAAGATAGACCCCTCATACGTAGATGTAAACGTAGACAAACGCTGGCACTCATTTCGCCAGTTTATAAATACGATTACATTAGTGGAAGGTTACCAAGAGTGGGAAGATGGAGTAGATGTACATCTAGATAAGGATGTAGCAGGTACACGTACATATGGTACACATTGTATATTCCTACCAGCAAACGAGAATTTAACCTTAGCAGCCAATAAACGTTGGACTAAAAAGTAACGCTTTTAGTTTAAGATAATTGATTGAATCATCAAAGAACGGAACGACTGAAATACAGCGTTCAGCCCTCGAACATCTGTCAAAGGATTTTACATCAATATGTCAGAAAGGCCGTATCATGTATCTTGGTACGCCTCAAACAGTAGACAGTATATACAAGAACTTACCCGACCGTGGTTACACCATACGGGTATGGACAGGCCGATATCCTACTGAGGAAGAAGCCAAGTCATACGGAGACACACTTGCACCGTACCTTATAGCGAAGATGGACAATGACCCTAGACTTAGTATAGGTGGTGGGTTAGATGGCTCTAGAGGCCAGCCTACGGACCCTGTATTGCTAGGTGAAGAACTACTATGTAATAAGGAACTCGACCAAGGACCAGCGTACTTCAACTTACAACATATGTTGAATACTGAACTATCAGACGAACTACGTCACCCATTGAAAACCAAGAATCTAATAGTGATGAATTTCCCTATTGATAAAACCTCTGGTGAAATCACATGGATGCCTAGTCCAGAAAACCAAATAGCTGTAACTGGCTTCAAAACCAAACCGAGACTCTTTAGACCATTCACAGTATCCAAAGAACAGTACGCATACGAAGGTAAGCATATGTACGTGGATACCGCTGGTGGTGGTAAGAACGGAGATGAAACAGTAGCAGCAGTAACGTACTTCCTACATGGTTATGTATTCTTAGCAGAAATCATGAAACTAGCAGGTGGTTACGGAGATGACAAGTACGACGCTTTATCCAGACTATCACTAAAGCATGATGTAAACTCGATTGATGTCGAGAAGAACTTCGGCTTTGGCGCATTTTCACACGCATGGAAACCATCACTAGCCAAGCACTATTTAGCTGCGGGTAAGTCGATGTGTCCACGTATAGAGGATGTGTGGGAGTCAGGACAGAAAGAGTTACGTATAATAGATACCCTAGAGCCGCTTATGGCCAGACACAAGCTAATCATACATGAAGACATCATTCAGTATGACTTAGACAGT